CCAGCCAATCACCCATGTATTTCTGATCTTCTGTAGTTACTTTACGCAATTACAGTACACCACCATTTTCCATTACATAATCGGTACTTGCCCAATGAAACTCGATGCCTTGCGATGCCACATTAAGGTTGACTGATCCGCTAAAGCCTAGCCCATGTACGCCTTGCCAAATCTTAGTTGTTACTAAACCACCACCCCAGTTAGCACCATCCCAAGTTGCTACATCCCAGCGACCAATTTGGTTAATTAATGGGTTAAAGGCTATTTGGTTGGTAAGTGGGATAGTGTCAAAATCTACGCTAATACCGCATAAAACAGTCGGCAAGCCGTTATCTGTCTGTAGAATAGGGCGTACTAGGGTAAAGCGTTTTAACTGCCCCTGTGATTCAAAATAGTTGTAGGCTTGCTGTGCAGTTGCAACAATGTTTGTGCCAGCATCGGAATTTGTTTCATAAAACCTGCCTACAAACCCGTTGCCGCCAAAGTACATACCAGTATCACCAGCGACTTCCCAACAATTAGCTGGAATACCCGTAAATCTGCCCCATGACTTAGTAATGCCATGCATTACATACTGTTCCATACCGTTTCCAGTAGGAATAGACAATATCAACATATTTTCACTAGCAAAGTAGTTAATTTGCCAGCCAAAAAGGTCAAAGTATTCTGTAGCTGCTTGACTTACAGCAAAGAAAATCTTGTCTGTCAGGTTAATTCTTGGGTCTAAGCGGCTTGATTGCAGGGCAGAAGCCAATGGCACTAAACCGTCTTGGGTGAGCAAAAGCAAATCACCTGCCCACTTAAAGAAGCACCTACGGCTAAAGGTTTGACCTAATTGCCATACGCCTTTTAACGCCCAAGTATCTGCATTTTCGGGGTCTGTACCGTTATAAACGATAACCTCACCCATTGAAGTAACGAATACGGCATAGTCATCAGCACCTTGGCCTGCATCAATAGTCCAAGTACCCATTGCTTGTAAATAGCCTGAATTACGGGCAATTCCACCAAAATATAAAGGTGAAGCTACACCAGCTATAGAATCTACATCCAAATACCAACAAGCTAATGTGTCTTTTTGGGTGAAATAAAGGCGGTTTTTAAATAAATTAACATTGATAAATGTAGAAGAATCAACGCCTGTAATGCCTGTAACTGTGTATGTACCTACTACGGTAGCGTTTGAAGCTGGTGTACTAGCCATTGTGTATTCAAACTGGGTTGCACTAATAACGGTAATTACAAAAGCACCGTTATAGGCTGCTGGGCTTGCGCCTGAAATAACTACTCTGTTATTTGTTACCAAACCATGTGCGGTAGCAGTTGTTAATGTGGCAGTAGTTCCTGAAAAAGTAATGCTAGATATTGCGCTTGCGGTACTGGTTGTGGCAATGTAATAGCCTACTGAACCGTCAAATATAAGTACGGGGTCTTCACCGTTACAAGCTACCAAAAAATGCCCTGCGGCATTAGTTAAATTGGTATGTTGGAACTTATCGTTAGATAAACCAGTAAATACGGGTACTGCCGTAGCTGGTGTTGCATCATAAATAGTGTCACCAGCAGCAGCAAAAAGCCTATAACCTTCTGCTGTTGAAGTGTCTGTGTAGTTCATTAGCGTATTAACTGCACCTGTAATGCCTGTTGATGACTTGGTGTAGCCCTTACGCAAACTTACATCAGTAGGAGTAGGGTAAAAATTAACCAGTTGAACAGCATCTAACGGTGACATTGCTGCCAATGAATCCCTAGCATTCCAGCCCCCAATAGGTGAGGGTAACGATGTTGTTCTAGCTGTACGACCTTTAGCGACTGCCATGATTAACTACCATAGCCAGTATCGGGTATGTTTGCCCAGCCAATAAGCACGGCACTTGGTTGCGGTGCAAAAGACAGGGTAGCAGAGCCTTTATCGTTGGCTTTGGCTACATTTAAGTAACGGTTATAGTCTTGTTGCAGCGCAGTAGTATCAAACGACTTAATTTGGAAATATTTGAGTTTTGTGGCTAAAACAATAATGGTGTCATCTAATACAGTCGTGTCAGTATCGGCTGTAAAGCTATTCTTTACTTGGTTTGTTGCGCTTCTAGCCCAACCCTTAGAACGGTATTCAAAGCCTAAGTATTCAAGGGTGCTGTATGGCGGCCAAATCTGAAACTCATTGCCAAGAATACGCCAACGAACCCGAGGGCCTGTCGAAATATAACCTGATTTAAGCCATTGCCATTGCTGTGCGTCAACTGGGCCAAGCATTTGCCAATGCTTCGTCTTGTCCCAATGGGTGTTATCTGTAACGGTTTCATAATCAGGCGGTAAAGGATACTTCGTTTTACTGAAGGTCACAGTACCGCCAACGCTTGTAGCCGAGGCTAATTGGGTAGTCGTTACGGTTGATCCTGAAACTGTGTTGACATAGGTATCTTGGGGGATAGCTGTGCCAACGATTGAGTAAGTATCATCCAAACCTGTGGTATCAGCAACATTTAACAGGTCGTAAGTGTTGTTGATGGTGTCACAGGTTGTAGTGATTGCTGTGGTGTAAAACCTGTATTCCAACTCCAATGCTTGCCAATTGTGTTCTTTTACAAGGTCATACCCTGCACGGTTCATCAAAGCCAAGATTTGCTGCACATCTTGGTTAGTGTTGCCCTGCACATAAGTGGGTACGGCTAAGTTAAGTTCAGCGGTGACTTGCTGCACTAATTCAAGCATTGTTGCTGACATATTAGGCTTCCTCTGTGGCTACCGTTTTTTGTTTACGGGGTTTCTTTTCACCAACAGCAGCAAGTATAGTAGCCATTTGCTCTTGCATTAGGGCTAGCTTCGCATCTGTTTCTGCCTTTATTTTAGCAGTTTCTAGTTCCTTTTTGGCAAGTTCTTCTTTCAAAGTGTTAATTTCATGCTCACGCTTGTCAGTTTCTGCTGCTGAAGTTGCTAGATTTAAAAATGCCTTTGCCTTGTCACGGAACGCATAAGGGGACATACCTGCAATCATGCCCATGCGCTGTAACTGTTGATCTGAAGCGTGTGCAATAGATTCTACCGTTTGGAACTTAATTCCCCTTAATTCTTCGGCTTGGCTTTTTGATACTAAAGGCCATTCCGATACAGGCGTTCCAACTACTTCTTCGTCATGCGCTCCCTGTCTATTCATGTAATTAGCCCATTGAATAGGAAAGCGTTGCTTATGGCTGTTTAGCGCATAGGTGTCGATTTCGGTTAAGGTATCGCCAGCAACGCAGATATGTACAAAATCAAAGTCTTTGTAGATTGGTCTGCCAGCGTCTATTGATTCTTGCTCTTGTTGTACGGATTTTTTGTAAAAACGCACTTGTAGGCGTGAATCTGCTCCTTGTTGATCTGAAGGTAATGCCATTTTTAAATCTCCTAAGTAGTTAGGTAAAGTTAAAGGTAAAAGGGGCTACCGATTAAGGTAACCCCCTGTTTTTACTACAAAATGCTATTAAACACTAGTTGCTGCAAACCAAGCATAAGCACCTGAAGCTACTGCTACGGCTGGGCTTGTATAAGAGCCGCCTGAAGCTGTAACAACGAATGTGGAAGCATTGATTGAGCAAGTTGCTGTGGAAGCTGTAATAGCTGCACCTGCAACGCCCAATACATAACGCTTACCGTCTGATGCCCAAACTTGTGAACCAGCAGGGCCATTAGCAGGGATGGTCACGGTAGTTGCACCGATAACCTGAGTTGTAGACTGAACTACATCATCCAAGTTAATGCCCGAGGTAGGGGTAATTGAATATGACATGATATTTTCCTTTAATTAGTCAGTTGATTAAGTACCGCTCAAGATACCTTGCAATGAAGCGTTGGAGCAAGTTAAGTTACCAGCCCAACCATACAGCTTCACGATTGCATCTTGGTTAATCGATTGACGCTCACCACCGATAGGAACGAAATTACGCTCTTTGTGTGGGCGGAAGAAGATGTAATCGGTGTTCAAGAGGTACATATACAATGCGTTCTCTTGTGCGCCAATACCACCACCCAATACCACATCAGCAGACATACCGCCACCGTAGAACTTGAGGGATGCGAAACCAGCAGCACCTTCTTCTACACCAGCAATACGCTGAATTGCTTGCAAAGAAGCAACATAGCGTTGATACAGAGTGTTACCAGCAATAATCAAATCAGTCTTGTCCGAGCCACGAACAGATTTGATAGCAGCGGTAGTCATAGCAGCTTGGATCAATGTGGAAGAATCAGCACCAGTAGTTGCTTGGTTCTGCCAAAATGCCCAGTTTGCACGGTTAATACCACCGTATGTACCAGT